TGGGTTTGTGGTAGCTCTACTTAATTACAGCCATCATTTCCTTTGGCTGTTTTCCCCTCCACGTCCGCGCAATTGTTTTCCTTTGGAACTGGGATGCGCAGCAGCATGCCGTGAAGCTTGAGTATTGCGGCTTGGCTGCTGATTGCGAACGTGTTTACCTCGTTGATCGCGCTTGCCGACAGGTCTCCCACCTTGACGCGCGTCTCCACGAGGCTCTTGAACAGTACCGGAACTTGGTCCAGCAACTGCTTGAGTGCTTGCATTTGGTTGTCCATTTTCCTGAATAGGACCGGCATGCACCTCACCATCCACCGCGACAGTGAGTCTGGGTTGTAACGGCACATCTGTGGTGAGGCGTGGTAGTCCACTGACGGGGCCCGTGTACGCTTCCAACGCGTTGATGTGGTCGGTCAACTCAGCAGCTGAGACACCTAAGTCCCTAGCCACTAAGCCAACCCACACGTCGGAATTATCCTGGGGCCACGGCTGATCCAAATCAGCCTGATTGATGGTCCAAAATGGAACATCAGTGGTACTAGCATTATCCTGCGCGATGCTATTGCGCTGGTATGCGCTACACCACTGCGAGATGAACGGTGTTTGTCCGTCTGTTACCAAGTAGGCTGAGGTTTTAGCCCAACCCACCTGTAGCACTGGTGTTACCCCATCTACGCTTGTGTGGATCTTCAACAAAGTCCGTAGTGGAGATTGCATCGATGCCGGTGAACTCCATGCATCTGCAAACACTCGTGAGAGAAAAGAAACTGGCTGTCCCCGTTTCGCGCGATTGCACACTCTTAGGTCGAAACCTAGGTCGCTAGCCGCCTGTGCGAGTTGACCATCAGTCACGCTGCCTCCGCGCAACCCATCATCTCCGTATGCAAGACCAATATGTGTGTAAGCGTCCGCAGCTGACATCCCGGACATCCTATTAGCTACGTAGGATACGAACGCATTACAGATTGAGTTCCCATCTGTGGTTGTTGGTGATCCACTAAGACGAGAACAATTTGGGGAGTAGGCAATACCTCCCTTGGTCGCTGCTTTTGGCTCAAGCTCATTGCCAAGCAGTAATGAGAGCTCAATGCCCGCTTCCTTCGCAACCCACCGTTTGTAAACGGCGTGTTCCACATTGACCCGGATCCATTTCAAGAATGTTCCGTCAAACCGACCGTAGTCAGTTTCCACCAATTCATCATTCATGCTGGCCAATGCCTGTACCGCCTCCGCGATTTCTCGCGGTGTGCGGCAAGGCATGTACCAGTGCTGCTTCTTCAGCACGTCGTCCTTAAGAGCATACGTGTAGCTGGACAACCGGATGTTGTGGTTATGTGGTACGGTAGAAATGTTCCGTGGATCATTGGGGGCGTTATACGCTTCGCGTTTCTGGAAGGCACTGACTCGCATATTGTAATCATTGTGCATACGGCCCTGTTCATTCCGTGCGCGCTGCAGGGGTTTCTGTTGGCGTTCCTCGACGTAAGACATCGGATAAGGGTATCCTTTACCCACCTCTCCGACCATCGTGGCAACAAAATCCGCAGCCCAGCGGTAATGTTTGGGTGTGATCTTCTCGCGCTTCTTCGCTGCGCGTTGTGGTTCATCGAGACGTCCGCGAATGGTCGCCCGTTCGTTCGCCAAGCTTTCTGTTGGGAATACAGCAGTCTGCGTCAATGGGCCCGGAGCATACTCGATCGCATACTCACGGCCCTGTTCAAGGGTTGAGACCTCATCAACGACGACTACTGATTGATAGTGACGTGCTAGTTGTCCTGGTTTATGGACTTCATCGGCTGCTGTTGATACCGTACTAGAGATGTAATAATGAAGCAATGCTGCTTGCATGTCACTTAGCTTGCTGCGCCGAACTGTATCGGACAAGTTTGCGGACTTCGTTTGAATATGTGCAACGATAAGACTTTCAACGTCGGCTAGGGGTGCCGTGAGTGACGCCAATTGGCCCTCCAGGCCAAGGGACAGTAAAGGACCGTCCTTGGAAATGTGGCGTAGTACGTTGAAAACTGGTTTGATGCCCTGTTGGTTGGGCAAACTCTCACACTGCTGCTTGTATCGCATGCGCTGAAGGCGAGCGCCGAATTTCGCATGGTCGACGACGTCGTCACTGCAGTTGGCAAACGGCACGATGCTGATTATGTTGCGATGTTCCCCGATTCGAAATTGGTCAATAGTGCTGGATGTGCATCTATGACCACCGGGCAAGTTCATCCCAGTAACTGTAAACAGAAACTTGAAAATCCCTCTAGCATCGATAATCTTCCGTCTTAGCCAACTGTAACCAGTTACGTCCTGGATCGCATTTAGGATCGTCGAGCGTAGCGTGAGCAGTGGGTCGCAAGTGTAAACGGTGTCCTGGTTGTAATTCCAGATGGAATGGCGGACATCTTTCCCGCCTGTGACCCGGTAGTGAACCTGATCGTCAGAAATTGTAAAATATCCATCCAAAACCTTCCCAGAAACGTCCTGCGGGGTGAAGCTGTAACATATGACGGGTTTTGCGTAACTCAGCAAGGCTTCCATATCCACATAATAGTCAACATCAGTCATTACAAAGATGTGCTTATCACGAACTGGATCGTTCTTGAAGCGCTGACGCAAATCCGCTAATCCATAGAACATACGTGACCC